CGCATTTTCCGCACCGTCTCGCGGCGGGTGGCGCTGTACCGCGAGATGGGCGACGACCCCGTCGCGGCGGCTATCATGCAGGCCATCACCATGACGCTGATGGGGTACGGCTGGTACACCGAAGCCGGGGGCGAGAAGACGAGCGCGGACGAGGCGGCGGCGGAATTTATCGAACAGGCCAGGGACGATATGTCGCTGACCTGGAACGATTTAATCTCTAACGCGCTCTTCATGCTCCAGTACGGATTCCAACTCGGCGAGACGGTGTACAAGAAGCGCAACGGCGAGCAGCCGCTACGGATAGAAGAATCCCCGCCCCTTTCCGGGGGCGGCCCGGCCCAAAGCGCGGCGCAGGCGGAGGACCGCCCGGCCAGCAAATATGACGACGGGCGTATCGGATGGCGCAAGGTAATTTTCGTCGCGCCCGAAACCCTGACGCCGGGGAACGAGTGGGTATTCGACGCCCACGGCGGGTTGCGCGGGTTCAACCAGACCGCGCCGCCCGACTACCGAACCGTTTCCGTCCCTATTGACAAGACGATTCTATTCCGCACGACGACGCAGAAAGGCAACCCCGAAGGCGAGTCCCTGTTCCGCAAGATGTACTCGGCCTGGTTCCTGAAGAAGAACCTGGAAGAAGTCGAGGCTATATCGGCGGAGCGGCTCGGCGCAGGGCTGCCGATAGCGTATCTCGGCAAGGATGTCGGCAAGGGGACGGACTCGAACTCAGACCTATCCGTGATCAAGGGTATCGTCCGCAACATTCGCGCGGACGAGCAAGCCGGGATAGTCCTGCCGTGGGCCAAGATGGGCGCGGGGGCGGAGCCGGGCAAGGGTGTGCTGCTGGAACTCCTGTCGCCGCCAACGCGCGGGAACGTGGACTTCAATGCGACGATTACGCGACACGAGCAGCGCATGGCGATGGTTGGTTTGGCGCAGTTCATCCACCTGGGAATGAACCAGGTCGGCGCGCGGGCGCTCGGCGAGAGTTCGCAGGACTTCTTCACGACGGCGGTATCGGCCTGGGCCGACGCGCTGGCCGAAACGCTCCAGCGGTTCATGGTCGAGCGGCTTATCCGCCTGAATTACTTCCCCGGTCTGACAGGCATGCCGCTCCTGAAGCACGAGACTATCGGCATGGCGTCTCTGGCGGGGGTGGCCGACTACGTGAACAAACTCGCGGGCGCGGCCATTATCAACTACTCGACCGACCTGGAAGACCGCCTCTTGGAGATGGCAGAACTCCCGACGCCCGACCGGACGGCGACGCTGACGATGCCTGCGCCCGCGGCGACGCCCGAAGTCGCGCCGGGGACGGGGACACAGGCGGGGCTGGATAAGGGCGCGGGGGCGAGTGATAACGCGGCGGCGCTGCGTCTGCTGGCGTTTTGGGAAGCGGAGGCTTTTCAAGCCGACAAGCGCGGGCAGGGCAAGGCGGGGGCGAAAACGAAAGCCATCGTGACCGTCAACCGTTACCAGGACGCGCTAACGAGCGGATACGACGACTGGAGCGAGGACCTGGCGGCGGACCTGGCGGAAGCGGACGAGGATAAGCGCGACGAACTTATCGCGGCGGCGCTGCTGACGCTGCTGGCGCTCCTGGACGGCCTCGGCAAGCGTTATCTGCCGGAGGCTATAGAACTCGGACTCGCGGGGGAGTTGGGGACGGCGGAGATATACAGTGGACTGGCGGCGGCGCTGACGGCAAACGAGACCTACTTGACGAATTCACTCATCCCGGACATCCGCGCGAAACTCGCGGCGGCTCTGCTCGACCCGGACGTGAAGGCGGCGCTGGCAGTAGGCGGGAAGACGGCGGCGGCGGCGCTCAACGGGGTGTTGGATACGCTCGGCGCGCGCGTCTCGCTCTACGCGGGTCAGTGGTGGGACATCTATAACCTGACTGTGGGTCTCGCCGCCGACGAAGCGGGCGACGGTGTGGACTGGTTTCTAGACCCGCGCGCGCGCCATTGCGCTGATTGCCCGGCCTACGGGAGCGAGAGCGGAACGCACTACGCTTCTTATGCGGACATGCTCGCGGCGACAGGCGGGAAGGCTCCGGCGCGCGGCGTCGAATGCGGCGGGAATTGCCGTTGCGAACTGAAACGCTCTCCGAAAGGCGCGGCCTAAAAAAAGACGGGCTTTACTTTTCCGGTAAAAGGGAATAGAATTCGCGTAACAGGCCGGACTCGGTTCGGCAAGCAGGCGGAATATCTGTGCCGCCCCTCCCTTACGCGGGAGCGGGCGGCTTTTCGTTTTACGGGAGCGAAGATGGACATCAACCAGTTTCTACAGTGGGTCGCCTCGGCGGGCGGCGCGGCGGTGCTGGTCTCGTTCTTAGCCGAACGCTTTCCAGCCTTCCAAAAACTCTCTTCACAGGCGAAGGGCCTCACGCAGGCCGGAGCCTGTATCGTCCTCGCCATCGTCGCGTATGCCGTGATGACCTACATCCCGCCTGACACTTTGAAAACTCTGGCCCCCTACTTCCAAATCGTCTACGGCGTCGGCGCGACTTGGGTCGCCAACCAGATAGCCCACAAAGCCGACCCCCATACCGGCTGACATGGCGACTTACGCTGCGCGCTGCCCGCACTGTGGGAAGATGGAAGTCGAGAAGGCGATGACGGCTCCCTGGCCGTCCTGCCCCATCTGTGGGCGCGCACTGACGAAGATATTCACCCCCAACGCCGTCATCTTCAACGTGACCGGCTTCTACGCCACGGACTACGCGCGTTTCGAGTCGCAGGTCGGCCCGGAGCGCGCGGCCCGTTTCCGGGCGCAGAAGGCCGAGGCCGAGAAGCGCGCGGCGACGGGGCGGCTGACGCAGTACGAGAAGGCACTGGAGTCCATTTGAGATGCCCTACGCTGGCCTACCCGCCGACCAGACCGCGAAATTGGAAGCCTGCGTCCGGCACGTCATGGCGCAGGGGCGCGACAAGGCCAGCGCGATAGGCATTTGCAGGAGCGCGATGAAGATGAGCAGCACCTACGCTTTCGAGCCGTTCTCCACTCTGGACGGCGTGTTGAGCGGGAAACCGTTCAAGATGCTACCCATCGGCAAGTGGTATCGGGGAGAGCGGACGCTCGACATCACGCCCGACCGCGCGCAGGCCATCGCCGCGAACCTTAAGGCCGGTCTGCCGCGCTTCCGCGTCCCCATCAACGAGAATCACGGCGAAGGCCTCGGCAAGGTCGGGACCGTCTCGGATGCGGAGTACCTGCCGGACGGGGCGGACGGGCCGGGGCTGTACGCGACGCGGTATGAACTCACCGACGCCGGAAAGAAACTGGTCGCCGATAAACGCTATGACGCCGTTTCGCCGGAGATGGTCTGGACGCTCAATGACGGCGCGCAATACCAGGACCCGACCACGGGCGCGTATCATGATAACGTCATGGTCGGGCTAGCCCTGACCGCCGTGCCGTTCTTCGGACACGATAACGTGGCGCTCTTCTCGGCCCATACGCCTGCGGACGGTACGTCGCAGGCGGTGGCGGCGCTACGGGCGGCGATAGCCGTACATACGAAACACATGGCGAGCGACGCCAAGCCGAGCGCAGCCAGCGCCGCCGAGGCAATGAAGTTTCTCCAGGCGGCGCTCACGGCCCTCACCGGCGAGGGAGGAGCGGAGACGGAAATGAATCATGTAACCAAGTGGGAAGAATTCAAGGCATGGATTGATAATCTACTCTCTCGCGGAACGGATACCAACCGCGAGCAGACCGCGACCGACGCCGACCGCAACGAAGGAGACCAGGACATGATCAACCCCATCACCCCCGAGGAATTCGCGGCCCTGAAAGCCAAGGCGGACGAATCCGCCGCGCTCAAGACCAAAGTCGAGGCGCTCGAAGCGAAGGCGGGCGAGGCAGATAAGTTCAAGGCGGAACTTGTGGCGATGAAGACCGCCGCCGACAAGTTCGCCGCGGCCTTCGCCGCCGAACAGAAGGCGCGCCGCCTCGACGCCATCACCGCCGAATGCGAACGCTTCCGCGCGCTCCCGGCCAAGACCGCCGACCTCGCCGCGTGCCTGTTGGCGCTGGAAGAGAAAGCGCCGGAAGAATTCAAGTTCATCAAGGGCCTGCTGTCCGCGACCGATAAAGCCCTCGGCCAATCGGCGCTGTTCGCGCAGATGACGGACGCGCGCGGCGGAAACACGGACGGCGAGCCGGAGACCTTCGACGGCGCGGTCGAGAAGGTCCTGAAGGACGAATTCAAGGGCGACCGGGCGCAGTACCGCGCCGCGATGACGCGCGCCGAGGCGCTGCACCCGGACCTGTTCTCCGTCTACAAGGCGACCGTGGCCGGTCATCGGCGCTAATCCGCGATGTACTACCAGACTACGGAGGAATGAACAATGGCAAACTACAACGACCTGGGCATCGCGGACGTAAGCTTCCTGGCCGCGACTAACCTGTCCCTGAATCAGTATTACTTCGTCATCCCCGGTTCCGTGGCGGGCGAAGTCAACGTGGCGAATGGGGCCAGCAACCCGACCCCGATGGGCATTCTCCAGAACGCGCCCTCGGCGGGGCAGAAAGCGCGCGTGCGCGTCTTGGGCTTCTCGAAATTGTTCTGCGTGACGCCCTCGGGCTGCGGCATCGGCTACGGGCGCTACGTCACGGCCAACGCCTCCGGGCAGGGCATTCCGACCGCGACCGAAAACGGTTCGGCGGTGCTGGCGCGCAACTTCGACACGGCTGCGCCCGTCTCGGCTTCTCGCTTCCTGAAGGTCTTCGTCAACTGCGCCGGTGTCTCGCCCTGCGCGGTCTCGGCGTCGTAACGGGACGCCTGGTCAAGAAAAGGAGATAACGACATGGCATCCCCTACCTATCCCCAGTTACACCCGGTAGACGTTCCGCTGACGAACATCAGCATTTCCTATCGCAATTCGGCCTACGTCGCGGACGAAATCTTTCCCGCCGTCCCCATCAACCGCGTCACCGGGCGGTACTTCGTTTACACGAAGGCGGACTGGTTCCGGCGCGAGGCGGGTGTGCGCGCTCCCGGCACACGCGCGCCGCGCGGCGACTACGGACTTTCGACCGCGCAATACGTCTGCATCGAATACGCGATGGCGAAGGGCATCACCGACGAAGACGTGGACAACGCCCTCGACCCGCTCCAGCCGCTTTCGGACGGCACGGAGTGGGTGACGAATCAAATTCTTCTCCAGCGCGAATACGATGTATCGGCGCTGGCCTTCGGGACCGGTTGGAGTTCGAGCGCAACGCCGACCACGTTGTGGAGTGCGGACGCCGCCGACCCCGTGGGCGACGTAGAGACCGGGCGCGACGCCGTGGTTAAGGCCATCGGCCAGGAGGCGAACAAGGGCGTGATGGGGCGCGGGCTGTGGCGCTACGCCAAGCAGCACCCGGACATCGTTGACCGCCTGAAGGGGTCAGCGGGTCCGGCGAATCCGGCCATCGTCACGGTGCAGGCCGTCGCGGCGCTGTTCTCACTCGAAAAACTTCTCATCGGCACGGCCATCTCCGACACCGCCGCCGAGGGCGCGTCCTCGACGCTGGCCTACTTGTGGGGCAATCATCTGCTGCTCGCCTACGTCGCGTCCAATCCTTCTCTCTTGAATCCGAGTGCGGGCTACACCTTCAACTTCCGCAACCGCGAAGTGACGCGCTTCCGTGAAGACCAGGAGCGGCAGGACGTGGTGGAGTGCCGCCAGAACTGGGATTCGGTCATCTCGGCGGCGGACGCGGGGTACTTGGTCAAGTCTGCCGCCTAATCGCGGCTTTGCCCCGGACATCTCGCGCCCTACCCGGCGCGCAGCGGCATGAGCCGGGGAGAAAGGAACGTCAGTCATGCCAGCTATCAAGCACCGTCTTGACGTCCGCGCTCCTAACTTCTTGGCGCTGACCGGCCTCAACCGCGACCTGGTTTTCCAGTGGCAGGACTTCTACCTGGCGGCGGCTTCGCTCTCCGTTTCGTCCTCTCCGCTCTCCACCTGCCTGACCGTGGCTACGCTCTCCGGCTCTCACCTATCGGCGCTCCGCTTCGTTTCGACATCGCACGCGGGCGGGACCTTCCCTGTTTGGGTGACGCACCCTGTGCCTCAGGACGCGGCCATTAGCGGCCCGGCCTCCGGCTCCGGGACGGTCTACATTGACTGGACCGACCCGACCACCGCGAACGCCGTGGCCGTCATCGCGGCCTCGCTCTATCTCGTCCCGAACGGCTCGGCAGTGAGCGACTCCGGTACGAGCACCCTGGCGACGGCCTGCGCCACGCTGACCGGGACGAGCGCTAGCGAACTCCAGTCCACGAGCCTGATGAGTTTCAACGCGCCCACGACGCGCGCCGGATTCTTCGCGCTCAAGGTGGCGGTGGCGGCGGCGGACGCGGCGAATACGAGCGGCTCGAACTTCCACCTGCTCTCGGCGCGGCTGCGCTACAAGGCTGATCGCATCGGGAGTTAGCGGCACGGGCCTCTAGCGCGTTGGCCCGGAGGCAACCGTGGCAATCATCGTCCCCAACCGCAGCCTTATCCTGGACTCGTCGGCGTGCGTGCCGGGGTCGGAAGGCGTGTGGGTCTGGATAGGCATTCAGACCGACGTGTCCCCCGGCACGGCGACTTGGTACGCTTCGGCCTCGCCTATCCCCGGACACGAAATGATGGTTCTCGCGCGCGCCCCCCTGTGCTCGGATATGTTCGGCCCCTATTGTTCCGCCAGCGGGTTATACGCGCGCGTTGGCGCGGGGGCGTGCGCGGTGCTGTGGTTCACGGAACGGAAGGAGAGCAACAATGGCAGCGGTTGACGCGCAAAAAGGGAATTACGTCTATCAGACCTCGGCCTCCCTCGCGGCGGCGGGGTCGGCCACGAGCGGGAGTTTCCCGACTTTTGGTTACGCGCGCATCGTCGGACTCCATATCTCGAACGCCTCGGCTAAGGCGGCGAGCGGACTGCGTATCTGGCAGAGCGGCGACGGCGGAGTGAACTTCGACTATTTCACCGACTTCGTGCCCTCGGCCTCGTCGGGATCGGCCTTCTCCGTCGAGGTCATCGGCAATGCGGGCAAAATTGACTACGTTACCGATGGCGCGGCGAGTATCCTGCGCTCGAACTGGTGGCTGAGGCCGGTCTAATGGCAATTCAGGTCGGGCGCGAGCGGCGCAGCGCGGGTCAGGGCGCGGGAGTTTACGGGGCGCTCATCCGCCGTGACGGATGGGGGCTGGCGGGCGGGTATGCGCGCAAGGTTCTCTCCGTAGCGCCGGCGAATCTTTACGCCTACTGGCCCATGACCGACGCGCCGGACGGGGCTAGTCCGGTGGACCTCGGCCCGAACGCTCTCACCACGGCTTGCCTGGCGGGGACCGTTACGCTCGGCGCGCCGGGTATGGATGGAGGGACTTCATTTTACTTCGCCGCCGCGGCGAACTCGCGGATGACCTTTGTCGGGGGCGCGTTCAATACCGTCGCCAACGGGTCGGAGGGAACAATAGCGGCCTGGGCCAAGGTTTCGGACTCTAGCATCTGGACGGATGGCGCGCTGCGCCATGTGCTGCATATGCAGTCCGGCATTCCGAACGAACTTGCGCTCTCTAAAGGACCATCGAATAATACGCTGCGCTTTAATTACACTACGGGGAGCAATGTTAACGTGGTCTCTCCGGCCTTTGGGCCGACAAACGAGTGGTTTCATATCGCGCTAACTTACTCTTCGACTGGGAGCGCAGCCATCACCTACGGCAACGGCGCTTCGCTCAACAACATCACGGTTGCGGCTCCGTGGTCGGGCACTCCGAACGCAACGCAGAGTTTCATCGGGGACAAAAGTAATGCCGGGGCCAATCCCTGGAAGGGCTGGCTCCAGCATATCGCCTTTTGGGATACGCCTTTGTCGAGTGATACGATTCTGTGGCTGGCGGATAGGGATTGACGATGGCTTACGCAAGCGCGAGTGATGTCGCTGGATTGACCCGAAACTTAATAGCGCCGGGGTCTACATTTACGACCTCGACTTCTCCGACGCTCGCGTCGGTCAACGGCTGGCTCTCGGCAGGGAGCGCGCTCATTGATACGCGCCTGGCGAGTGCGGGCTACGGACCAATCCCCGCGGGCAACGTCGCCTATGATTTAGCCGTCCAGGCAAATGCGGCTTTCGGGGCATGGTGGGCGGAACGCTCACGGACGAATGCGCGCGTGGCGACCAACGAACGCACGCGCGCCGATTATTTCAAGAAGGACTTCAACGACCTGATGGAAGGCCTGGTATCGCTCGACCTGTCGCGCAGCGGCGTCTCGCAAACGTCCGTGGCCTACGCCGGGGGGATAAGCGTCTCGGACAAGGACACAGTGGAGGCGGACGGCGACCGCGTGCAGCCGCGTTTCGTGCGCGGCATGTTCGAGAATCCCGAAGCGCCGCGGCCCACGGCGGGCCAGGCGGGAGACCCAGAAAGCCGGGCGTCGGACTCTTCCTGAGGCGATAGGCCATGCTGAAACCTTACTTGCTCATCTACCAGACGACCGCGACCATTCCTGGCCTGGCTATCGAGCGGCATTTCACGGAAGACGAAGCCGAGGCGTCGCGCGCCGCCAACGCCGATAGTATCGGCTGGCACGCCGTGGCGCTGCTGACGGACGAGGGGGTGACGATTATCGGGAGCGGTATGACGGAGACAGGGACGGGGAGCGCGATGAAGGCGAAGCGAAAGGCGAAAGGAGAAGCGTAAAGGCGATGGCCCTGCGCGGAATGCACGTCATCTATTTGTACGCCGACACGGAAAACGAGTGGAATTGCTCTCAGTGGCGGGCGAAGATTCCGGCGGATAGCATAAACGCCGAACACGAGGCCGGGCGCTGCCCACACACGGCGCGGCTGTTCCTCATGCCGACCGCGCTAGACTGGGCACACCCGCAAGTCAATGCGCTCCTGGGCGCGGCGGACGTTATCATATTTCAGCGCAACGTCCTCATCCCGCCGGTGTGGGAGGCGATGGACTACTGGCGCGCTATCGGGAAGGCGGTGCTCGTGGACCTGGACGACCACTATCCCGGACTCCCGCCGTCGAATCCGGCCTACAACTACTGGATTCGTAACGGTCCGGGGCTGGAGCCGGAGCCGGTCGCGGCGCTCGCCGAGGGGCTGCGGCACGCGGACGGGCTGACCTCGCCGTCGAAGGTTATCCTTAAGGATTGGGAGCATATCGTCCCCGGCTACTGGCTGCCCAACTGGACTTTCCGAGCGTGGTACGCCCCCTTCGGCCAAAAGCCTATGGGAGCGGGCGACTTCTTGATTGATTACGAGGCCAAGGAAGTGAATGGCAAGCAGACGCCCACGCTGCGGGCGCTCCCGCGCCCGAACTCGGAAGGGACGATTATCCTGGGTTGGGGCGGGAGTATCAGTCACGTAGACTCGTGGCTGGCCTCGGGCGTGATGGACGCGCTGACGCGGCTGTTCGAGAAGTATCCGCAACTGCGTTTGAAATTCTGCGGGCACGAGGCGCGCCTGGACCGCTGGCTCGCGCCGTTCGGCGAGCGCGTACTGCGCCAGGGCGGGGTCGGGCCGAAGGACTGGCCGCATGTTGTTTCGACGTTCGACATCGGATTGGCTCCGCTGGACACGCGGCCTATCCCGCCGTGGCGCGAGGGCGCGCCAGTGGCGTCTTACGACGAGCGGCGGTCGTGGCTGAAGGGCGTGGAGTACCTCTCGGCGGGGGTTCCGTGGGTGGGGAGCAAGTCGCTGACCTACAACGACCTGGCGCGATGGGGAACGCTCGTGGACAATACGCCGGAAGCGTGGTTCGGAGCGCTGGACTGGATGTTAGCGAACCTCGCGCGCGAGAAGGAAAAAGCCTGGGACCGGCGGCGATGGGCTTTGAAGCGGGTCGCCTTCGAGCCGAATGTGAGCAATTACTTCGATACCTTCGGGCGCGTGCTGGCGGACAAGGCCGTGCGCGAGGGGTCGCAACTGCCGGGCATCTACTACGTCGAGCCGGAATCCCCGAATAAAAAGGAGTCAGAGCATGTTACCGCTGATGCCGTCGCAGCCTGATAAGGCGCGCGCCGAAGCCGCGGTCTTAGGAGCCGCGCGCGGGTGGTACGCAGACGTGGACCTGAACTATCAGGGTGTCAATCTCGGAGACGCGCTGACGTATGACGTGCAACAAATTTTCGGACGGTTGTGGGCGCGTTATTTCATGGGACAGGAGCAGGCCAATGGAAACGCCAGCACCAACGCCTAAGCCCGCGCTGCTCGTCTCCGGCGCGCCGGTCACGCAGCCGCTTTGGGCGGGATTGTCCGAGACCTATCACCTGGTCTTCGCCCACCCGCAGGCGGCTCAGGTCGCGCGCGAGGTCGGCATCGCCTCGGCCTCGGCGCTGGCCGACTACCTGACCGGGGACGCGAAGGAATCCGCCGACAACGATGCGGCGCTTCTTACGGCGCGGGTCGTGAACGCGCTCCCGGACATCTCGCGGCGCGTAGGCGCGACCGTCGCGCCGACCGGCCCCGTAGAACTCAATGGGCGCTTCGGGGCGTGGTTCGCGGGTTACGTGCAGTTCCAAATGGCGCAATTCGCGCAGATGTTCGCCTGCCTGGACTTGATGGCGGCGCGCGAACGTCTCGCGGGCTGCCTGGTCCACGAAGACGTGACGCCGATGGCGCGCGCGCTCGTGGGGTGGTTTCGGGCGCGGGAACTCCCTTCCGTCCACCTGCCGCACGCGGCCTGCCATCTACTGCCCGGCGTCGCGGATATACACCGCGAGACGCGCGCCGACTACGTTCTGGCAAGCGGCGGCTACATGGCGCAGTTCTACGCGGCGGTCGGCGTCCCGGAGGATAGAATCCGTATCGTGGGCGTCCCGGCGTGGGACGGCCTCTATACCGGCCTACCGCCGGGGAAGGCCGAGGCGCGGCGCGTGCTGAAAATAGATAACGCGCGCGTCATCCTGTACGGCGCGTCCTGGCCGCAGACCACTTCCCTGCGCGGCGGCGGGGAAGCCGAGGCCGAAGCCGCCTGGCGCGCCGTGCTGGCGCTGGCGCACGCGTGGGAGGCCGTAGTGATGTGTTCCGTCCACCCGAACGACGGCAGGCCGGTGGAGCAGTATTACGCCGAGACGATGAAGGCGGCGGGAGTGCCAGGGCTGGTGACACGCTTCCACACCAACTATCTCGTGCGGGCGGCGGATGTGCTCATCGCTCAGGGACCGAGTAACTTCTGCGTCTCGACGGCTATCCAGGGCTTGCCGTCCTGCTACATCCAGACGGAGGGTTTCGACTTCGCCCACCCCCTGCCCCCGCGCGCGGACGCGGACGGGCTGAAAGACGCGGCGGAAGCGGCCCTGGCCGAGGGCCTGCCGTGGGACGAGTTCGCGACGCTCTACAACGCGGCTCACGAAACGCGCGGCGGGGCAACGGAGAAGGCAGTTGTTGCCGTCAAGGAAATATGCCGATGGTAATTACGATTCGGTCGGACGGGAAACTCGAAGCCTACGCCGAGCGGATGAGCAAGTCTCCCGCCTGGCTTCCGCGTCAAATTGACCTGGCGCTCTCGGCCCTCGGCCCGACGCTCATGAGTCGGATGCGGACGGCGCTCATGGCGAATCGCTACACGGGCGGGCTGGAAGAATCCGTGCGCGCCGATTACGATAGGGGAGCGAAGCGCCTGACGGTCGGTCCGACGAAGAAGACCGCCGACGGGAAATGGGACCGGGGAATGATTCTAGAACTCGGCACGCGGCCTATCCCGCGCGCGCCCTGGACGCCCATCCGCCTTTGGGCCAACTTCCGGGGCCTGCCCGCCTTCCCGGTGTGGTGGAAGATTCGGACCAAGGGCGTGGCGGCGCACCCGTTCCTTGACCGGACGCTGGCCGCGTCCGAAGCCGACATCCGCGCCATGACAGAGCATTTAGTAGACGTGCTGGCGCGGACGGCGGTAGGTGAGGTGACGCCGTGAGTATCGCCGGGATACGCGACGGGCTGATGGCGCTGCTCTCGGCCTCGGGGCCGTGGGCGGCAAGCGAAATTTCCGCCTGCGCCTTCGATGTGCTGGAACAATCGTCGGGCTGCGCGATTGTTCTCATGCCGGGACCGACCTCGACCATCGAGCCGTACCGGATGGGAAACCCGCGCGGTTATCTGCGCCGGTGGGGAATGCAAGGGACCGTTTACATCAAAGACAACGGCGACCCCACCCTGCTTCTGTCAAAACTCTGGCAGGCGCACGACGATTTGTATAGCACCATCTCGAAGGATGACACGCTCCAGGCCTCGGCGTGCGCGGCGGCGCTAACGGGGGTGAGTTACAGAAAAGGGGACTTCGAGGAAGTCGCGGGCGCGCTGTGGGCAACCGTGGACTTCACCATAGAAGCAGACGAGTTTTAGCGGAGGAGAAAAACTATGCCTCAGGCGCACGGACGGAATGCAACAGTGTTTGTATGGGACTCGGCGGGGGCGTGCCAGAACTTGAGCGGCGACCACAACAATATTTCTCTAACATGGCCGCGCGACAACCCGCAGCGCACGACCTTCGGGAAGGACACCCACCAGCGCATGTCCGGTATCCGGGACGCCACGCTGACGGGCGCGGGCATCTGGAACACGGGGAGCGGCAGCATTGATGCCGTGCTGTCGGCCATCATGGCGGCGAGCCTGAACACGCTCGTCCACTATGCGCCGGGCGGCTCCATCACCGGCTGCCCGCTCTACTCGGCCTGCTACTTGCTCTCGCAGTACCAGATTACCGGGCCGTTGAATGGGCCGGTGGGCGTGTCCTACACGTTCCAAATTGCCTCGGGGTCGGTCACGGTCGGCACTTCGGGCTAAGAGGAGTCAACATGGACCACGATACGGAGTTATCCGGTCTCGTGTCCGTCCTCTCCACCGCGTTGTCGGCGGGGAACTATCGCGGAGCGATGGAATCTATCGCCGCGCAGTGGATCGGGCGCTCGCCGGTCGGGACGGTGTACTGTACGCTTCCCGACTTTCCGGGAACGTGGGTCCGCTTCGCCACGCGCGGGTATCCGTTCGCCCTGCGGCGGCTATGGGCCGAAACGAAAGATGACCGCACGACGATGGAAGCGATTATCCTGCCGCGCGTCGAGGCGTGGAATTTCGTCTCGGCGACGAACGGACTTTCCCTACCCCTTCCGCCGAAAGAACAGCGCCCGTTGGAATGCCTGGACGACCTCGACGACCCGCTGCTCGTTTGGCTCATCAACGCCTTCTGGCAGTGGTGGCGTGCGGGATTACATTTGCCCCGCCCAAACTCGTTGCCGCCCTCGCGCGCTACGTCATAGACGGCGAGGGCGGTCTGCCCGAGGAACTCTCCGAGACGCAACTATGCGAACGCTTCGGGTGGACGTTTACGGAACTGGACGCCGAAGACGAGCCGCGCGTGCGCGAGGGCGTGGCGCTGCTCAACATCCGCGCGGCTCTCGCGCGAGTACAGGGCTGGCTCCAGACGCAAGGTCAACTCCAACCATCCGACTCCGATTGGGAGATATGGGGGTGGGCCGAGCGGCTAAAGGATTCTAATGGCTGAGACGCGCGCCGCTCTCATTGTCGAAGCGAAGAACCAGGCTTCCGGGCCGATGGCGGAGGTCGCCTCGTCCGCGAAGGCGACTTCTCAGGCGGTGACGGATTCTTCCTCCGCGAACATGGCGGCGGCGAACGTCGCGGATATGCTCACCGGGGCGCTGGCGCGGGCCGCTTCGCTCGGCTTCGCCGCGCTCACCGCCGCCGTTATTTATTCGGTCAACGCGGCTGCCGAATCGCAAAAGATAATGGCGCAGACCGAAGCCGTCATCAAGTCCACCGGCGGCGCGGCAGGGCTGTCGGCCAAGCAAATTTCAGACATGGCGACCGCCTTCCAGGAGAATAGCGTTTACTCGGACGAGGCGGTGCAGCACGCCGAGAACGTCCTGCTAACTTTTAAGAAAGTCGGGGCCGAGGTCTTCCCGGAGGCGACGCAAGCCATCCTCGACATGAGCGCGGCGTTAGGCACGGACCTGCAAGCGGTGACCATCCAGGTCGGCAAGGCGCTCGAGGACCCGGTGAAAGGCATTACGGCGCTCTCGCGCGCGGGCGTTTCCTTTACCGCCGACCAGCGCGAGATGATAAAGACGCTGGTCGAGACCGGCGATACGCTCGGCGCGCAAAGACTCATCCTAGCGGAACTCTCGTCAGAATTCGGTGGGAGCGCGGCGGCGGCGGCGCAGACCTTCTCCGGGCGCTTGGAACATCTCAAGAATGACGCCGACAACCTGGCGGAGTCAGTCGGAAATAGACTCCTGCCGATGTTGACCGCCGCGGTCGAAGCCGCCGACTTGCTCATCACGGCCAGCGACAAGATAAGCGCGGCGCTTAAGCAGAACGCCGACAGAACCGAACAGACCGCTCAGACTTACGAGCAGTACCTTAACAGCGTCTTGGGCGCGCAGGTCGCAGCGAAGGCGCTCACGGCGGAGCAGGCCGAGGCCTACAAGGCAACGGCGTTCTTGGCGACGGGGACCGGCGACCTGACCGAAGAACAGGTGCGGGCGCGTATCGTCAGCGGCGACCTGACCGAAGCGGAAGGGATTCGACTGCTGGCGCAGCAGGCGGACATCGCCGCCATGCAAGACGCCTTCCACAACCTCGGCATTCTGACCGGCGCGCAACTGGCGGCGATTCAAACTTACGACATCGAAACGCAGCGCGTCTCGGAACTGGCCGAGATGAAGCGCAACAAACTCATTCCGGCCATAGATGACGAAGCCGCCGCGACCCAGGCCTCGAAGGTCGCGCATGAACTCCTGGCCGACGCGCTGCGCGGCACGCTCGGCAAGGCGACGGACGGATACCTCGAGCAGACCAAGGATACGGCGGTACGCACGGCGGAACTCACGCTCGAAATTCAGAAGTACCAACGAATGCAGGGGCAGACTGTAACGGTGGTCAAGGAAGCCACGGCGACCTCGGCGGACTTAGACCTGGCGCAGTACAATGCGACGGTGAGCGCGCTCAAACTCGCTGAGGCACAGCAGACGCTCTCCGAGAACACCGACCCGGACAGGCAATTTGAATTGGAAGGCGCTCTGCTCCGGGCGCGCGTGGCGGCGGAGAATGCGACAGAGAAAGTTGCGGCGCTCGGCGGGGAGATGGGGAGCAGCACGACCTACACGCTCAATTACAAAACCAAGATAGGGGAACTCAACGCCGAGTTGGAAGGTCTAAAAGCGAAGGCGGACGAGGCGGCGCAGAAGGTCAAGGACGCAACCGACCAGTTTATCTATAACAAGGTCGCCGCCGGTCTGGACGCGGAAGCGGCGCTCGACCTGGCCCACAGCCTGGGTCTGGTAGACGAGGAGAGTTATCAGGTCTCGCGCGCCATCGCGGGGCTGCGGGAACAATACGACTTAAATAATGACAGCCAGATAAGCGCCGCCGAGGGCGCAGAGGAGTATGGACTTAAGGCGCTCGCGCTCCGGGATAGAATCGCGGAACTCCAACAAAAACTTTTAGACGGTCAAATCACTCAGCAGGAATACGAAACGCGCCTGCGCGACATTGCGGGGGCGATGGATGAGGCGGCGACTTCCGCGAGTAATCTCAAGGCGGGCATTGACGGCCTGACGGATAAGACTATCACCGTCCGCACGGTTTATGAATATGTCCAGGTCGGGGAGGAACCCGGCCCGCCCGCCCCGGTCGTCATCCCCGACACCGGAGGCGGCGGCACGACCACGCAGCGAGCGGCGGGCGGACAGGTCTCGGCGGGAATGCCGGTCGTCGTGGGCGACGCGGGTCGTCCAGAACTATTTGTGCCGCGCTCCTCTGGCTATATCTTCCCCTTCGTCCCGCCCGCGGGCCGCGGCGGGGGGCAGGTACTAAACATTTCGCTCGGCGGAATCACGGTCAACGCCGGAGCCGTGGCTGACCCTGCGCGCCTGGCGCAGCAGATTCAGGTCGAAATCGCCCGCGCTCTGCGGGCGAACATTACTTCGGCCACGCGCTCAATAGGAAGGTAAGCGATGTCCGTCAGCGGATTCGTTTGCAAACTCACGAAAGGGGCCTACAGTCTCGACCTGACCAGCGGACGCTACGCTCTCGGACTCGACTTCGTGCCCCCGCCCCAATCCGTCGTCCCGCAGTACGCAGCGGGGACTTCGCTCAACCGGACGGGCGGCGCGGCGCTGGTCGGGACGAAGGCGGTCAACCGCGAATGGGGATTCGGCCTGACCGTCACCGGTGACTCGGAAGCGGACGTGGCCGACGCGCTGGCGCAGGTGCAATCGTTCCTGAATCTCGCGGGCGACCAGAACGAGCCGCTCTACCTAGAGATGCGCGGCAACGCGGACGTGGACGTGGAGCCGGTTTGGGGGCAGTACGGCGCGAATAAGCGGTACGAAATTGTCTACGGGTCGGCGGCGATAGCAGACACCTACGGCACGGCGGACTTTCGGAGCCGGACGCTGCATAATTGCCGCATCGCGTTGACCATCAAGCCGTTCGCGCTCGGTAAGCGGCAGGCACTTGGAAGCGCGAAGGGCGGCATACTTGAAGATGTCTATCATAGCGCGCCTGGAATGTCACACGGCGTTATTGTCCCCGAAGCCACAACGAATCTGGCGACCAACCCGGTCTTCGGCAATGCGACCTGGGATACTGGCTGGACGGCGAATGCCGGATTACTCGCGCGCAAAAATAACGACCCGCGCTTTATACTATTCGGATTTGCTTCGGCGCGCATCGAGGTCGTGGGCACAGTTCCCGGCGGGAAACTATTTTATTATCAGCAGACAGCCGTATCGAGCGGCGTGCTATATAACGTGACGGCCTACGTCAAGAAACCGGACGGCAGCGCAGTGACGGCTAACGACTGTGCGGTGGTGCTGGACTCCGCCGTGTCGTCCACTTACACCGATTTAGGAAATGGATGGTACGAGGTTAATGCTAATGCTCCGGCGGTGGTGACGGCTACGGTCGAGATTGGCCTGGCGGTTAGCCAGGGAATCGTTATTTACCTGGCGGGCCTGCATGCCGAACAAAAGAACGGCTACGGAACGGCGCTTTGCTATGGCGATATGCTCGGCTGCGCCTGGACGGGAACGGCGCACGCCAGTACTACCAGCCGAACCGCAGGCCGATTGCGTATATCGGCCTCCGACGCCTTCTCCTTCGCGCAGGGAACTATCCGGCTTATTTATCATACGCGCTATGCTAATACGTATATCCAGGAGATGCCTTTTTTTCAAGCCGCCAGCGGAACGGACTCGAAACTCAAACTGCGGTTTTCTCCGACCGCCGATGACATTATCCTCTCCGATTTGTCCGGCTCTAATTCGGCCTGCACGGCCGCGCTCACATTCTCTGGCAATACGCGCTACGTTATTCATTGCACTTATGGCGCAGGTTCGATGAAGGTCTATCTAGACGGCATTCTCTCGGCCTCTACGGCGAATTACGCAACGGGGTCGTCGGCGGACTTTTTATATGTCGGTTCCGATGCGGCCGGCGCAAGCCAGGCGCACGGCCCCTTCCTGGAATTCGCTACGTTCGAGCATTCCATGACTGCCTCGCAAGTGGCGGATGATGCGGGGAACCTGGCGCAACTCATCAGTGGACATTACGAAAACGTGGCGGGCGTGCCGTGGCTGTGGACGAAAGACGGAGATGACATCGTTGATAATTGCGATGACTCCACGCGGGACGATTGGGCGGTCATCGGCGGCATTCCCGGAACGATAGAATCCGAAACCGAGATTCAGGGCGCGCCCTCGCCGTGGACCGGCGGCGCGCAAGGAACTCCGCTCTGGTTGAGCCTGTTTAGAGCGCCGCGCTTTGACAATCCATCTACGCTCTATACGGATTTGAGCGGAGTTGCAAGCGGCGCTGATAGTGGCGGTGAACACCAGGACGATACGGTGACAACCGCGGTGAAAACAATCGGAACTTCCGCGACCGTCACGGACAAAATTGACCTCTATGGTGGACTGGAATATTATCTGTTCACGCGCTTGAGTGACGCCGGTTCTAATTTACAATTAGCCCTGGCAATCAATATCGGCGGCGTACAACTTTCTAGCGGCTATGCCTCCGTCTCCATCGGCGCTTCTTTTTTCCTGGCGCATACATTGGCCTTGAGTTTGCCCGACCGAACCGTTATCCTTACCCGCGCCGGATACCAAAGCCGCTTTAGTTTTCTGCTTCTCGCGCAACGCACGACTGGCTCGGCGACACTTAGCACCGATTACTTTATGCTCCTGCCGCGCCCCTTGCTCCGCCTCGCGCCGCAGGGCGCGTCGGCCTTTGCTGAAAGTTTTATTCTACGCGGGCGCGCGGCTCAAATTTTCAATTCATCGGTGCCGGCGACGGATAACCTTCCGACCATTACTGGAGATATTATCGAGTTGCAACCGGCGCGTTACAACATTCTGCGCGCGGTGATGGGCGAAACAACCAGCGTCGCCACTATCACCTATACGCTGACCTTCAGCAAGGTAATAGTTACTCCGCGCTATGCGCTCCTATGAACACCATCGCGGAATGCTCCGGCTATAACCAACTCTCGCTCGAAGTATTTTCTAGCGGGACCACGCGCATCATGGATACGGACGACGACCTGGCGCGCGCCGAATCCGTCTCATTTCAGACCTTCTACCCCGGAGGACTCTACGGAGCCGCGACCGTTAAACTCCCGCGCGACGTGACGCGTTCCCTGCGCTTCGCCGGGGGCCAGCGCCTGGTCATTCGCAATGGACTGGCGACCGTGTGGGAAGGCGAGATTTCCTCCGTTGACTACGCGCCGAAAGAATCCGAGCAGCACGTCATTCTAAACGGCGCGGGCTTTTGGGGTCAACTATCGCGCCGCTACCTCGACAAGCGGTGGGCCGACCAGAGACTAGATAATACTATTTGGCGCTGGAAGCCCGACCCCCTCGACGCCAACAACAATCAATTCCTGGCAAATTCCGGGCCAGATAATCGCCTGCGCATCATCCCGAAGGGCGTGGCCTGGACGGCCAGCAACTACATCTATATCGAATACACAATGCCGATCTCAGGGAGCGTGGCGCGCATGACTTTCGACGCCGAACTCGCGGAAGGCGCGCAGGCGTGGCGGCTCACGGTCGAGAACGCGACGGCTAGCATCTTCAGCCGTGGGACGAGCGGCTGTTCTAACTCACAGGATATTATCTTCGGGACGCCGACGCAGAAAGCCTATATCAAATTCTGGTCGGACGCAGCGCAGACTCCCATCGAGGACGGGACGTATTTCGGCGAGATTCGCAACCTGACCGTATTCGACGCCTCGGCCTCGGCGACCATGACCCAGGTGGTCAAGGACGTTCAATCCAATCTGTCCGGGATAATCAATACGGACACCTCGCAGATAGCAAGCAATACGCTGCTGCTCGCGCCGTTTATGACCAACGGCCCGGAGCCAGCCGATTCGGTTTTGCTGCGCGCGACCAGCGCCGGGGATAACTCTCAGAATTCCTGGGCTGCCTATTTCCGAGAGAGCGAACTGGCGGGGACGCCGGACGGAAAGCCGGTCATGGTGCTGGAGCAACAACCGGCGCTTACGGATTACGATTACGCCGTGCGGCTGGATGAGACTAATCTAGTTGCGCCAGTTGATCTGAATCTAGACACGAGCGGGATTTCAAACTATATCATTGTCCATTACCGTGACCCGCTTTTCGATGCTGCTCTATTTCGAGAGTTTGTTTTGACGCCGGGCGATGACGCCTCGCTCAAAGATTCGACTTCGATAGCCAGTTACGGCCAACGTGAACTTGCGATTGACGCAGGCCAGGCGACCGCGGCGACGGCGCTAAACCTGGGAAAGAAATACCTGGCCGCTCTCAAAAACCCAAAGTTCTATATGTCGTCCCCGGTCTCGGTGCGCGGTTACATCCGCTCCAAGAACGGAAATCCAATCCCTGCCTCTCAGATACGCGCCGGCAAGCGGGTGAAGATAGAAAACTTCCTGACCGACCTATCCTCGATAAGCGGCGCGGGCTTGACGTTCCTCGTCACGCGCACGAATTATACGGACGAGAGTGAGCAGTGTGATATTTCGGCTAGTATCCCGGACGATCTGGCCGTGATACTTGTGCAACAAACACTGGGAATTATTTCGCCACAGGGTAGCGGTGGTGGAGGTATACCCCTGCTCGCCGGGGGAGCGGGTGGAGCAGGAGGAACTACAACCGCACAGATTAGCGAAGGTCCTGGCATTGATTTGGTGGATTTGCTTGCCTCGGGCGGCACGGTTCAGGTCGGCGTCGGCCTGGACACGATCCTGCTGGCGCACGCGAACGGCAGCCCGGCCACAGAGTACGCTGCGACGGAGGCCGGATTGATTTCTGCGCTGGCGGCGGCGGTGAGCGGCGATGTGGTTAATGGCCCGCGCAACATCACCCTATCTATTACGGCTGGCATTACCGTCCCAACAGGCGTCACGGTAAAAAATCTGACAGCTACAGCCACGGCCAACATCACCAACAATGGCGGTCTGCTTATTCATGATGTGCTATATATGAGTAACAGCGCGCAGGTGGTGATGGGTGACAGTTCGACTCTGTTCGATACCATCGTCTATCTGGCGGGCGGCACTGGCATTGCTGTAAATATAGCGGGAACGTTAGTTGCCATTCGGTTCTGCGCCCTGGCGTTCACGGCTAAGACTGGCACAAGCCTATATTGCACTCAGTCTACAGCGCAGATAAGCCACTGCTATTTGAGCGGCTACCGGCCAGCAAGCCTATCGGCCGGCAACTTCACGGATTGCGAATTTGTAGTAGATGATGACGCGGGCGGCGGTACAACGACCCTCGGCGGCGGCATATTCGCTAACTGCCGCTTTAGAAAAACCAACCTGGGCACAGCCCTGACGCTGACGGCTCCTACCACACTGATTGATTGCTCATGGACTGACATCTCCGGTGAAGCCAATATCGCCTATGGAACGGGCGACCACATTCCGCAGAACCGCACCCTCACCGTCCCCACCCCGCTCCTGATAGCGGGTGGGGCTGCGGCTGATCTCTCCGCTGATCGAACGCTCACCTGGGCCGCCTCACCCGCTAACACATTTCTCGCCGGGCCGACCACCGGCGCGGACGCGGCGCTGACCGTGCGCGCGCTGGTGGACGCCGACCTGCCGACAATGGCCAAACTCGGCTATCTCTACCTGGCCGCAACCTACGTATAGGAGCACGACATGGCAACTACGCCGCAATTCGCAAACACGCCCAACCTCGGCGCGAACCTATCGGCGGCGCGTATTTCCACCGCCAATACCAACCGGGACGGTACTGGCACGCTGGCGACACTCGTGACAGGAGGGGCCAACGGGACGCGCGTAGATCGGGTGAACATGCGTGCGATCAGTACGACTACAGCAGGCATGTTGCGTTTCTATTTGGCCGACGCCGCGTCCAACATCCGGCTTATCCACGAGATTGCGATTTCTGCTGTTACACCGAGCGCTACAGTGAGAGCGTGGGGATATGATAGCGACTGGGTGAGATCTGACGGTCAACCAGTCGTTGTAGTGCCAAGTGGCTGGACTCTGCGTGTGTCTACGCAGAACGGTGCGCCAGAGACCTTCGACGTAGTAGCTATCGTGAGCGGAGACTTCTAGTGTTACCGCGCGTTCCGATTGGTCACGGTTTTCCCGATCCGCATCCGCTACTCAAGCGCACGGCGTTCGGTGCGCTTGTAGGCGGCGATATGTCCGGTAGTGAGCGCGGTCAGTACGCCGTTGACTTGCAAACTACACACTCTGCTGCGTCTGAGATTGCCAGCGGATTACGGTCAGTAGCTCTTGGAACAAATAACACGGCCTCCGGCCAGGATAGTGTCTGCGCTGGTTACAGCAACGTTGCCAGCCAGGCCGGGAATGTCGCAATCGGCTACAACAACGACGCTACGGGTAATGGCGCGTTTGCCTTTGGACGGAATTGCTCGGTTACCGGTGCATTAGGCGTGGCGTTTGGTCAGACGTGCATAGTTGGAACATCTTATAATGGCGTAGCCATCGGCGTATCGTGCTCAGCCTACGACACGTTCAATTCGGTGGCGCTAGGCGTCAGTTGTACTATGAGCGGCGGCTATGGAATTGCGGCCGGATATTCGTGTACGGCTTCTGCCGCCGCTTCTGTTGCGGTCGGAGCGCAAAATACTGCCAGCGCGGCTTATGCCTCCGTTTTTGGCGTAGGCTGCTCGGCGACCGCGCAAAAGACGGCTGCCTTTGGTTACGGCGCGGTCGCTCGGATCACGACGACAACGGTAGTTAATGGCCCGATCATCGTTCGTAAGGACAACGGCGAAGCGGCTAACTTGGCCTTCTTGAAATACTGCGGCGTAGAGGTCGTTCTATTTAGCAAAGAAGTCAGTCTCAAAACTGTCGCCGATCAGACGCTTACGCTTCCTGCCGGATGTCACTTTTGGCTCAACGAAATTGGCGTAGAGTGCACGTCTTTAACAGCACTCACCACTCAACCTGCGGTGCGATTCGGAATCACCGGTTCGTTAGCGAAGCATCGCGCTGGCGCTCTAACGACCTTGCTTACTGCGGCATATAAGCGCGACAAGTTCACACCGCTCGTTCCCGAAGACGGCGAAACAAGCCTCACTGCGGGTGTGGTCGTAGCGGCGGTTGCTACGACTATGTTAGGACGCTTTTACTGGAAAGGTCTGCTAGTCGAGGATGAATAACTTTTCACGGAGGTCGTTGTGCCTGCTACAACAAATGTCCCAATCTCGGTTGCTGTGTTCGAGATCAATAAGTGGGAGGCCGGTCAGATCGTCATTGATCCTATCGAGCAAACTATCCGCTACCGAATTCGTCAGTGGCTGACGAATAAGGACGGGACTGAGACCTTCATAGGTACTGTATCTGGCTTAATCAATACGGACGGCTATTTGGCGTTGTTCTCAACCGTCATCAGCAGTGAAATGCTTGGCGCAGCAATCAAGCGCCTGATCTACGCTCAGGCTCAGGCCGATGGACTGATACCAACGGAGGCGACCATCTCGTGAATAAGACTTATTACTTCGTCAGTGGCCTGCCGCGCAGCGGCTCGACGCTGCTGCTGAACATCCTCGGCCAGAACCCGCGCTTTCATGTCACCAGCACCAGCGGTGTGCTCGATATGCTGTTCTTGGTCAGAAACCAGTTCTCGAATCTGATCGAGTTCAAGGCGTCGCCGTTGCCGGACGAGGTACGCCTGAATGCGCTACGCGGTCTGCTAGATGGCTTCTACGCTCACGTCGAGCGACCTGTCATCTTAGACAAATCGCGTGGCTGGCTGGCCTATTTGGAAATGGCCGAAGCGGTGTTAGAGCGAAACGCCAAAGTGCTTGTGCCTGTACGTGACCTGCGCGGCGTACTGGCGAGTTTCGAGAAACTCTGGCGAAGGCAGGCGGCCACGGGCCAGATCGGGCAGGAGCCACAGAATTATTTCGAGTGGCAGACGGTCGAGGGTCGCTGCCAGGTCTGGTCCCGCAACGATCAGCCGGTAGGGCTGGCCTACAACCGCATCAAAGATTCTTTACAGCGCGGTTACGGCGACCGGCTACATTTCGTCGAGTTCGAGAAGTTGACGAAGAATCCGAAACGCGCACTCCTGGACATCTACACGTTTCTCGAAGAGGCTCCTTTCGAGCACGATTTCGAGCACGTCGAGCAGCTAACGCATGAAGACGACGCGCTCTTCGGCTTTCCCGACTTGCACTCCATCCGGCAGAAGGTCGAGCCGATGGAACCGCAGTGGCCGAAGATGCTGGGCGATGTAGCGAATCAATATAAAGGGCAGGAGTTGTGGTAGCGTGAGAGCCTTCGCGCTCGGCTTCGTGCTCGGCCTGGCGCTGTTGCCGCTCGCACTCACGGCGTTGTACGTGCTCACGCACCCGCCGAATTATCGGCGGCCGTACCGCAAATAAAAACCCCGGCTCACCGCTGTTAGAGGCGGAACAGAATTCTGACGACGCCGCAAGGAGATAACATATGGTCGAAGAGGCCTGGGCGAGTTACACGACTGAATTTCCTGATTGGGACGAGTTGAGCAAGCGCATGTTGCCGCTCATCGCTGCCGAACTCGACGCCGAATTTACGCTGGAACCAGTCGAGCGTTTTCACGCGACGATTGACAAGAGCAAGCCCGACTTCATTTTGACGCCGGTCAAGTATTGGCGCTTCCATATGCGCCCGAAGGTCGCCCCGCCCCCGACCCCCGACCCGGAGCCGACGCTCTGGTGGCTCGCCGCGCTCCCGCCGTTCAAGGTCAAGGCGCATATCCCCTGTTCGCTCTATAGCGCGCCGGACGAAACGAAACTCAACCGCGTCCTGACGGACGGGCGCGTGATGGACATATTCAAGGTGGACGCTTCGGGTTGGGTCCAGGTATTGCCACAGCCAGAGTTGTGGGCTAAGGTCGGCGAAGTGGATAAGGTCTGAGATGGAACAAACGCTCCTCGCCGCCGTCCCGCAGGCGGTCTTTGTTGTGCTGTTCGCGATATTCACGCTGCAACTGACGCGCTATTTCGTGTTGTATATCCGCGAGCGCGATACGGCACTATTCAAGTTCATCAGCGACCGCGATGCGGAATGGCGCGCAGCGATGAAAAAGCGAGATGAGGAATGGGACGCGCACGCCGATACGCGCGAAGAAGATTGGACTAAATTTGTGGACGGGCAGACGCGCGCCGCCGAGCGCGTCTCGGATAAACTCATCGAACAGACCGAAACGCACAAGAAGTACCTGGATTGCCTCTCCTCCGGCTTGGCTCAAAATACATCGCTCATCGCGCAGATGAGCCACCAACTCGCAGATAACCAGAAGATGTTCGTCTCCATCATGCAGACGCGCCCCCCTACCCGCTCCGGTGTACGGGACGGCTAAGATGACCCCGGTTAGTAGATTCCCCTCATTCGATACAACCGCATAGCCTGTAATTACAGGCTATTTGCGCTTACCTTAAAGAATTGAATAATTTAAGGGAAGAGTTAAGTACGGACTCTGTTTCCGGCGTAATATATTAAGTGTAGAAAGAGAAAAAAGAAAGATTAGTTCGGGCGCAAACGCGGGCACATGAGAATGAGATGACAAAACCGCGGCGCAGCCGAGTAATAGGGGCCGGGAGCAAGCATAGCATCCCGGCCCCACTGAAAGGACTAAAATGGACGACCACAAAGAACACGGCTACGGATTCAAATTTTTGTCGCCGCACCTCAGCACGACCTACAACGGCGCGGAGACGTTCTATCCTGCCCCGGCTCCGGGCGAGAAGTGGAGCGCATGGATGACCCATCCCGCACCGGTCACGGACGGCAAAGGCTGTGGCCCTGGCCGCTACCACGTCATGAATAAAATCGGAGCGCAGTACGCTCCGAAGGCATGGTGCGTGTGGTTTGTGGAGTGGAGGGGGATGGCGGGCAAGTCGGAAGAAAAAACAGGCGTGCATAGCCTACGCTTGCGCCGCATTTCCCCGAAAGTATTTTATAGAATTATTCGTTTCGGTTGGTGCAGCGGGGCCGACCTGCGCGGGGCCTACCTGCGCGGGGCCGACCTGCGCGGGGCCAACCTGAGCGAGGCCAACCTGCGCGGGGCCGACCTGCGCGGGGCCAACCTGAGCGGGGCCGACCTGAGCGGGGCCAACCTGAGCGGGGCCAA